CCTCCTTTGTTTAAAACTTGATAAATCCGAGGTGCCAAAGGTAAGCACCTCCTGAGGCTAAACAGATGAAGATGAAGCCAAGTATAAGAAGCCCGCTCAATATAGTCTCGCGGAGTTCTTCCGCTTTAATTAGTGCAAGCCGTTGGTCTTCTTTCCGTTCCATTCGTATTTCGCGGCGAATGCTTTGAAGCTGCTTGTAGGCGCTTAGGCCTCTGGAGTTCGTGATTAGCTCACGTAGCTGCTCCTCGGCGTCCGCAGCCTTTTGTTTTTCGAGAAATGTGTTTAACGCTTCTTCGTTTGCGCTGGCAAAGATGGACGCCTTCTTCTTCTGATGTTTTTGATTTGCGCCATCAACTGCATCGAAAAAAGCAGTGATTTCTTTGGTCATTGAGTAAAGTTGTTTGCCAGCGGTCAAGCCAACTTTCATCATTGCCAATGCGGATAGAGGGTCAACCATATGAAGCCCTTTCTACTTTTCTGCCATCCGTTCCACTGATTTACGAATGTGCTCGATATTAACGTCTATGCGTGCAAGGCTAACCGCCTGCGTTTGGACCATTGCCTCGACCTTGGACATTCGCATTGTGATGCCGCTGATAGCGCGCGAGTTACTCTCAATGTCGGACATCATCATAGATACAGTCCAGACTATGGCACCAGCTTGTGCGATTAGCCCGAGAACCAACGTAGCGGGGACACTTTTGCTTATGTGCCAGCCACTCGTGTCATTCATTCAAAAGTGTTGCCAAGTCCAGCGCAATAAGTTCGTCAGGCGTACTGGCTGCATTAATTCGGCTATCTGCTGTTATGTTGCGCAAAACAGTTTTGGAAGCAGCAACAGCATCCGCACCTGAGCCAGCTTCCAGAGCCTTCATGTAGCTCACATCCAGCGCAGCTAGACGAGGCGCACGTTCATTACGTAGGTTTTCCTTATGGATAACTTTAGCTACAGTCATGTTTACTTCGACTACATTACTACTGTAGGACCATGCACCACGGAAGGTACGGTCGGTTGGAACTGTAAGAGAAGCCGCATCACGGACATCTTCGTTGATATCTAAATAAGTGGTCATGCTGCCATCTCCATTTCTTGATTAATCTTCCAAGCGTTTCTGAATGATCTGTCGCTTGGGATTAGGTTGACAGGTACGATCTTCATTATGCACCTGTTGCCTTTGTAGTCGCGCCATACTTCTGGGCCTATGTCTTTCATGACGAGGTACTCAATGGCTTCCTCTTCGGTCATAGGGCCAAGGGGTTCAGAATATGGGTGTTCCTTTGGTTGGCCATCAGCCACGTTACGATCACGTTGATATGTGTCGATATGTGGTAGAACGCCACCAGCTAGTGCAGCAGCCATCCAGTTAGGATCAGGGCAGAGCACAGAAGCTGGTGCTTCTGGTTCAGCAGGGTTCTCGAACAAAACACGGTACTTAGACTGCACAGGTTCAAGCCTAGACTTAGCTTCTGCTAGCCGGTCCCAAAGATGTCCATGTGTCATGCTAAGTCTCCGAACATTATTATAGAGACAAAATGCATATCAAGATTGGCACCACTAAAGCTTTTTGAAATTGCTTTGAAGGCCCCAACGTCAGGAAGAGTGTTGTGAGCAAAGATGACGTTTGGGGCAGCAGTAGAGTTACTTCCTCCGGTTTGCCCAATAACATAGTTTACGTTATCCATATTGTTGGCCCAATTGCAGGAATAATTGCCTGTCTGGTGGTCCGTTACAGAAGACATATTAAGCGAATCGTTTATAGCGGGTGATACGTTGTTCAGGCTACAGAAACCCGCAGAAACTCCCGCCACCTCACGGCTATTAGTTTCGCCTGTCGCTTTGATATTTGTTACGGTTATACTGCTCATGCTAAGACTCCAGTGCCGTGATACGGGCCTCTAATTCGAGTATTGTTTTTACAAGCAATGGTACTAGTTTTGCCTGATCAATGCTTTGCATCTTTGCCGCAACATGCTCTGCTGCCCATGTGCTATCGGCAGGGTAGATAGCTGCTACTTCATTTTCATCTTCATCTGTTGTAGCTAACTTTCCAGCAGTGTAATCTGATTGCTCAATATCTTCTGCAAGAACAGTGTTGCTTGATGAAAGTACAACTTTAGTTAATGTTTCAGTCCCGTTGTGTGTGCCTGTGGCACATTCTGGTACAACTGCTTGTGCTTCGTGAGCCAAAAAGCCATCAACAGTAGTGTCAGCATCAGCAATGAAGTTAAATCGTGCTGGCTTGAGCTGCTTGAGGCGAGTGGTTGCATCCCAATCGTAGTCTACGTTTTCTTTAAGTCGGTAGTCTGATGATGTTCCGTAGGCTGTTGCGGAGCCGTTAACTGTAATATCTCCAACAGCTTGGCCTGCTTTATGAAACTTAACAATCTGACCATTACTGCCATTCCTGTTCAAATTCATACAGTTGGCACTGGCCCTGCTCAGATTTAGCACTTTTGTAGCCAAATATTGAAAGCCGTCTTGGCCGAACGAACTGCTATTTGTGCCCATTAACAAATTGCCGCTGGCGGTAATTCTTAATTCAACTGCACCACCCACTGCCCCAATCGTCATTGTGTCAGTATTGTGATGATAATTTATGTAACCTCTGTATCTTTGGTCTCCTGATGTTCCGTCGGCGAATGCAAACATGCCCTGCTTGCTGGTTTCAGAAACAATCGTTACTCCACTCTGAACAGAGCTTCCCGTGTCTACGACTAGTCGGTTTGCGTAATAAGAAGCAGCCGAACTCGTGCCAATTCCAACCGCGCTACCGTTGTCCGAAATGCTTGGAGTAGCTGGACCTAATGTCACGTCGGCATCAGGCAGCGTAATTGTTCGACTTGTATTGCTATTTGGAGAGGCTAACGTAAATGTACCAGAGCCACTGGCATTTGGGGAAAGAGCTATTTTACTCATTTATTCTGGCCTTTGTGCTAATCGTTCCGCTCAATACAATACTCATAGAACTACCCACCTTCCGCCGTTTTCGACTGTCACTGTTACGTTGTTATTTATTGTGATTGGGCCAGTCGTCATCGCATTTTTTGCTGATACGATAGTGTAACTAGACGCTACAGCCTGATCGTTTTCATAGAACAGGCCATTGGTTGCGCCGCCTATTACCGCGGCCCAAGTCAATCCTCCAGCGTTCCCGCTTTGGGCCGACAAAAAGTAACCATTTGTTGGTGAGTTGCTAACCTTTAAATTAGCTTCATCTACGACACCCGCAGCGATTGCAGTCGCGCCATCTGCTGAAGAAGTGACCTCGCCACTGTGGTTTGGGTGGGTGTAGTTGTTCGCGCTAGAAGCAATTGCATTGAGCTTCGTGTGGTCTGCATTAGTAAAATCGTTAGTGGTCAAACCACCATCGCCGACAGATGCTAGGTCTGAAGTTTTAGCAAGGCTGACCCAAGCATTTGCATGTGCGTAGTACGCAAGGCCAGTTGCGTGGACGTGAGCAAACATTCCGTGGTAAGTTGACGCCGAGGGTAGATCACTAACACCCGCGTACATGTTGCCAAACAGAACTTTGTTGCCGTTCATGTTGAGGTCTGATGCAACAATTGCGCTGACTGCGTTTGCGTTTGTGAAGTTGTTTGCGTTAGTCGCAATGTTGTCCAACTTCGTTCCATCCACTGAAACATTACGACCATCGAAAGTTGAATTTGTCGTGACAGCGCCAGAAAGCGCACCACCCGCTTTGGCGAACGCATTGGCTGCAAGCGTCCCTTGCGCCGCGGTTGCGAAAGCTGATGAGGCTGAAGTCGCCGCGCTTCCAAGACCGAGGTTCGTTCTTGCGGTCCCAGCGTTAACCAGATCAGACAGGTTGTTAGACTTTAGCATGTCCCCGCTGCCAGAGCCATCTTGGCCAGCCGCACCCGTAGGCCCTCGGGGGCCAGCAACAGTTGAGTTAGCTCCTGTAGCACCTACATTTCCGCGGGGTACAGTCAGAACACCCGTACCGCTGTTGTACGCTACAGTTGAGCCAGCCGCGCCCGTAGCAGTGGTAAGCGTAGTTATTGCATTCTTGTGACCCAAGGCTGTACTTGCCGATGATGCAGAGCTAGTCGCAGAAGTAGCAGCAGCGGCTGCGCTAGTGGCTGCGGCTGCTTTTGAGGCGGCGGCTGCATCGACTGATGATTGGATAGCATTGCTCTCAGTCGGAGTGACGCCAGTGCCTGCATAGAAACTTGTCTTGTTGACCATCTAAGTTCTCCTAGTCTTCATATAAAGCTGTAGGCCGCATGACCTGAGTTCCGCCAGACTGTTCCGCAGTATCGGCTTGATCTTGTAGCTCTCTCAGGAACATACCTGATTTGACCTCAAAGAGTTCAGAACGGTCATCTAGAAAATAGTCAGAGGAGTAACCAAGAGCCGTATATATTATGGCGTCAGAAGCTGAGTTAGTTAGTGAGTTATTGTCACTGTCGTTTACAAGTGCTGGAAACTCAGCATAGTAGTTCAGCTTAATAGAGCCACTTATTGGCTTTGGGTGCAGTAGGAACGTACCTTGTTCGCGTGTGAAAAACCGAGGGGAGCCTAATTGCCCTGTCTTCTGCGCTGCCACCATCTCGTGCATAGGAATGCGTACAAGCCCTTCGCCGTCATAGTAAATGTCAATAGTTTCTAGGAGATCACTGGGCAAGTTGAGTGACGCAAGTCCTCCAGAAGAGTCTACAGCATAGGCCTGCTGTTTCTCCATGGATGGGATGCGTAGCGTCCTCAGTATGCGCCCTAACGCTTGGGAAATGAAGGTGTCAGCCAAGGCGTTTGGGCAGTCGCTACGGTTTAGGAGGGCTATAAAGTGGGCTCGGAGTTCACCTTTGTTCATCTAGGTAGTCCTTTTTTTAGGCTTAGGTTTGGCTGTGAGAGCAGCCTTTTTAAAAGCCGTATCAGTAGGCGCACCCTTGGCACCTTTAGACCGCATAGTTTTGCCACTAGCTCTCTTTTTATGAATGTTACTATATAAGCCCATGTTAAATCCTTTTGTCAGTCGCCATAAATGCACCTAAGTCCTCAGACTGTAGCTTCTTAACGATCTGGGGGCCTGTGGCCTGCCACATATCGAAGCCTTCGCGCATCCACCTTTCAACTACGACAGTCGGGATAGATGCAACTCTATGGTACTCTCCAATCCGCTGCTTGGTACTTTCGTTCCGTGCGTCTTTGAGGTCATCCAAGAATGCTTGGGTAATGTTCTGTGTATGCTTCCTAGTCACGCCACCAGTTTCCCAAATGAAATCTGTGTCTGACTGTTGTAATTCTGTAGTCATGGTTTGCTTCCTTTAGAATCAAAAAGGCCCCCCCAAATCCAACACAACAAGGAGAGCAAAACCTGTGCGGGACTTGGGAGGGCCAGAGCTAAAAGCCAGTTAATACCTGAGCCTTTAGTTTGGAGTTATGACAGACCTGAAATCTTGATCGAGTCGCCAAAGTTCATGTGCTTTACTGACATCTCGCCGACAATTTGGTGCTTATCGCTATCACCAGATTTTGCTAACAGTGTGCGAGTAAATGGACGCAAGGATGTCAACTTAAACATACTTGGGTCAATCAGTAGAGCGTGCGTTGTTTTAAGCTGCCTGTTAAGGACAACTCGATATTCGCCATAGGGGGACACATATAGGTCAATAGCATTGACCAATGTCTTACCCTGAGCAATCTCACGGTTTCTTCCCGATGCTGCACTAAAGCCAGCGACGATTTGGGCGTCAGCGGGTTTTATCATCAGAGTGTCAACTTCGCTACCATTGTTATAAGCAGTTTGACCCGCTACTAACAACTTTGCCTCTGAAAGGGCATCCGTAGAATTGCTTCCTGCATCTAAATTTGTGCTGACCTGATTGATAACAGATTGCATCTTACGAGCGGTAGATGCGTTACCAGCAACGGCTGCTTGGTCTAAGCCGACAAGAGCGTGCTCATAGTCGCGCTTAATTTCCTTGAGGGCTTTCGCCATCTGGTCTTTGTATTCGATAGGTTACGTTACTCACCTACCCGTTCTCTTACGAACTGCTTATGCTTTCGACACAAGAATAGACTATATCATGTCAGCGGTTTGCTGACCCATGCGCTTCCACCCACTTGGGTGTACTCCCCGAAGGGATAGTCGTTGCACGTTCCTCACAAAAGTAAGGCTTCGCTCAGGATTACCATGGCTTTTTAGCTTTAGGCTTCCCCTGAATTCACACGGTTTATACTACGCTGCCAGCTTTAGGAAATCACTGTAAGTGGTTGTTAACGCAGTTTCTTTTGCTCTACCATGGGTCTTGATAGCGTCACTTGTTTCTGACACTTGAAAACCCTTAACGAGTATCTGGCAAGTACCAGTACGCTCTGTTGCATCGCCCAAGGTTGCGAAGGCTGCGTCAGCCCCCTCGACAGCGGCATTAACCGCAATTGCTGCCAAGCTGTCTTCAAGCCAAGAGTATGTACGTGCTGTAACCTTTTCGGTTTTGAGCATAGCTTGCATAGGAGTCGAAAAAGGACTGATGTTAGATATGATATCTGACACGTCCTCAGCTTTTCCCACCTGTGAGTATGTAGTATAAATTGCCATTTGGCATTCCTTTCAAGGATTTATGATGTAAACTTAAAGTTTTGGATCAGTCTGCCCAACGCGCCATCAACGCTTCAGCGATGTCATCTGTGCTGCCACCATCACGAGGATTATCTATGAGCTTTTGGTGGGCAGCATTACGCTTACCCGCTCTAATCTGCGACTTACTTGGTGGGGATTTCTTGGCACTTAAAACCTTGGTCTTACCGCTCTTACTTTTCGTAACTTTGGCCTTGGCTTTCTTGCTTTCGGCTGTCTGTTTCGATTGGTCATAGAGTCGAGCTTTGTTTATCAGCATTATCACTTCTGGTGATGTGTACTGATCCACTTGCTCTTTTGGCAGTCCGACTTTTACAGCGTAGGTTCTGATCTCCGTGTAGAGTTCATTGCCCCAATCTGGCAGGCTATCTTCCAAGACCTTTACGCAATCTGCGGCGGCTTGTTTGTTAGCTTGCTGTTGTTGTACTTGCATGTCGGCAACCATCTGACCGCTCTCTTCCTTTAGGAAGCGAAGGTCGTCTTCGGCTTGGCGTGCATCTTGTCGTAACTGAGCAAAAGTCTCGTTGTCCATCTGTTGGGACGCTACGAGCATATCTAAATCAGCGTAGGGCTTATACCTAAGTTCTGCACGTTCCATTAGTTTCTGATAACTTGCCTGCGTCTTTGCCAGATTTTCATCTGTGACTTTACGTTGCGAGGCTAGATCCTGAGACTTTTTTGTTAGGGCGCTTTCTTGTCCGTATAACCGCTTTAAGTCCTTCACCGATACCTTTTTGGTCTCACCGTTGACCACAATATCAACAACATTATCTTCGGAAACGACTTTAGGGTCATCGTCTTCCTCAGTGTCATCATCTGTGTCTTCGGCATCGTCCTCATCAGGGTCTTCTAGGTCCTCTTCGCTGTCATCATCGACATCTGCGTCCTCAAGTTCATCCTCTTCGACCTCTGTCTCGTCTTGGTCTTCGGATGTTGCATCTTCGTCCTCGATTTCATTGGATAGGTCTTCACCGTCCGCCCATCGTCCTAAGATTGCGTCCGCTGCTTCATCTCTGTCGAGATTTTGCGGCTCAGAGTTAGTATCTTGCACGTTATTCATGGTGCTACTGGTCCTCTTGGCTTGTGTCGCCATTCTGTTGTTCTACGATGCTGTCACGCACGAGAACTCGTTGCTTTAAAGTGTTCACCACGTCTACGATTGCGCGATAGTGGCTATAGACTAGCTCTCTGCCATCTATATCTTCTGGCTCTGTATTCACGAAACTTTGGAATGCAGATTCAACAGTCTCATCAATGACCGAAGTGAAGGCGGGGGTCTGTAGTAGACCCTCCGCTTCATCTCCAGCCACAACAAGTTGCTCTTCTTGTGTAGGCATAGGTTTCCTAAGGTGGTTAGCCGTTTGGACTTGCAATAGCCCGAACATCATCAGCACTCTTGGCAATCTCGAGTTCTTCGAGGTTGACGTATTCTTTGTGCTCATGCTGGGTTTCTTGTAGGTCCATCTTGTCGGACTTGAGTGCGAAGTCTTGCTGGACTTTCATCTGTGCAAGCTCATGCTTCATTTGGCCCATCTGGGCATTGAACTGGGCTTTCATTTCAGAAACAGCAGTTTGTCTCTCTTGAATTTCCAGTTGTTTCTGCGCCATCTGCATCTGCATCTCTTGTGCTGGATCAGGTGGCGGCGGCGGTATCTGTGCGGGGTCTGTTAGGAAGTCCGCAATGTTCTTGATACCTGACTTCTCAAAGATTGCTCCTAGCATCTTGTACTTGTTTTCGGGTGAGTACATCTGCCCAAGAGATGGGTCTGTTGAGAGTAGCGTGTGGAAGGCAAGGTACTTCTGCACCATTGTCTCCTGATCTCCGTAACCTAAGTTGAACTCCACTTGTACATCACGCTTGTCTGCCCATTTTGCGGGATTAACATTAACGTAACGGCCTGCAAGCTCTACGATCTTCTCCTCACTCTCGTTCTCTACGACCAATTGGTAAACGATAGAGAATAAGGGCTTTAGAAAGTTGTTCGCAAAGTTTCGCGCAATGATCTTTTGTCGCTGTTGGCTCATAGTGGCCAACTGCTCTACCATAGCTGCGGAGTTTTGTTTGCTTATAGCATCCTTATTAAGGCCTTGGCTTAGGCGGGAGACACCAGAAGTGTCCTCCTTATCCTCATCCAGCATCTGTATTGTCTGAAACACATAAGGGTTCAGCGATGCTTGAGGCATGGGGTTGATAGCGTCAGGGCGTGTCACGTTGACAATGCCGCCAACCCTATTGTCGATCAGTTCTCTAGGGTTAGTCAAAGCGCCCTTCACTACTGTGTAGCGGGGGTTATTTGTAACCATAGCGTGGTCAAGTATAGACCGCGTAAGAACAGTTCGCGCATTTTGAATACCGAGTAACTTTTCACCAAAGTTATTACCGTGAAAAGCATGAGGCACTGGTAGAGGGACAAAGGCAACAAATGGACGCCTCTGCACTAGCTCTTTCTCAAGAAGTACATTGGAACATTTGACCACACGGTACAGGTCAGCTTTGCCTGTGCCTTCAACGTCTAGCTCAATGTATGCTTCGATCACTGTTACCTGACGGGTCTGACGTTGGTAGCCTTTAACACTGTTGAACTGGTCGGAACCTAAGTCATCGAAACGCGCCAGTATCTCAGGGTCGCCATCGAAGTCATTATCCTCATTGTCAGCAATACTAGACACATCGTCTTCATCATAGCCCATCTCCAGGAGGTCACTGATGGTCTTCTTGGTGCGATGGGCACAAAAGGTCACAGATTCTAAAGATTTGGCTTGAGGTTCAATCAAGAACTCTTCGGGAGCCACAGCCTCAACGCGAACCTGTGAGGTGTCACGAGTAACCCGTAGCTCACCTGTGAACATTCCCATTTCGTCTTGCTCTAGCTCTTCAATCTCTACGTTCTCATCCGCAAGAAGGGCGTCTAGTTCTTCTTCTGTAAGTCCCTCAATGTACTCAAGGCTGCTTTCAGACTGCACATCCCAGAAGACCTTACAGATACCAGCACGAGCAATTAAACCATCGTGGATGACAGTCTGCATCACTTCAAACAAGTTGTTCTGGCGGTGAAGCACATAGTCAGTGTACTCAGTACAGACCTCAGCCGTAGCAACATCTTCTACGTTCTGTGGAGCAAAGCGCATTGTCTTGTTGCCAGTGCTGAAGGTTTCCAGCAATGCCGCCTTCATGCTCTCCACTGCATCATATACATCTTGGCTGACGTACTTACTGTTGCCATCATGCGCTGGGCGAGGGAGTGCAGCGGAATAATACTGCATAACCTTTCGCCGTTCTGAGGATATTTCAGAGTCATAATAGCCGATTGAACGCCGTATGTTAGTGTCAACTATTGATACGATTTGATCGTCATCAAGGCTTGTGTATTCTTCTTTTGATTTCATGTCTAAACCATCTCAATGTAATAGTCATCGACTGCTTCAACAGGCTCCCAAGCACCCTCATGGATGTGGTTGGCTAACGCCAAGCTCATTACGCAGTCATCGAAACATCCAGCTTCTGCCTCCATTCCGCCACTCTGTGTGACGATATATGTAAGCATTTCGCGGATAGTGACCTTATCGTTAAGTTCGATTGCACCCTCTCGAACAGAGGCCCTAAGTTCATCAATAATCAGGGGTTTAGTCTTGGAGGTAGTAGTGAAGCCCAACTTTAGGGTTTCTTTCTCAGTCAACTTGTCTACCTGCACCTCTGTGTAGAAATGCGGGTAAGCTAAGTCCTTTCCAAGACGGGTACACGTTAAGATACCGTGGCTGTTGTTCTCCACGATGATGAAGGCGAGGTTGAAGAACTCACCCAGCTTGTAGAGAACTGTTGCAAAGTAATCGGGATGCACTTGGGCACGATAAGTCGCGACCTGTCGTTTCTTACTGTCTAATACCTGAGCTACGCTGTAGTCGCCGCCTCTGACCCCCATCGCAACGTCAGCACCAATTGTGTACTGTTCGCCTGCATCTAGGGTCTTAAATAGGGTCAACTCGCCGCGCATATTCTCAAGCCATTCGTCACCTTCAAGAGCTAGACGCTTCTTAGGGTCTTCGGCATTTGCAATGCTCTCTTGTAGGTTCTCTGGGTTGAACACAGGCCTTCCAGTCGTCAGGAAGGATTCAGATGGTGTTGCAGGGTATTCTTGTTTGAATAAATCTATGCCGTTTTGTGCAATCTTACGCCTGCGGAACATGAGCTGCTCGAGGTCTAAGTCGTGCTTTTTGGCAATAGCCTCTTCCTCTGGTGTTATTTCAAAGTTTTCTGGTACTGGCTCACGGTATTCACTGTCTAAAAACCAAGGGATAAACACAGGTACATAGCCATTTGTACCCTCAATGGCACCTTTCCAGAGGTCATAAAAGATACCAGAGACACCGTTTGCCGTACTCTCTACGAATATCGCAGTGTTTGGCTTGTTAGGCACCGCCTGTGTCATACCATTCCAGTTTTCGAGGGCCGTGGACTTTTGCCAAAAGGCAAGCTCACTGGCGTGAACGTGGGTTAGTGTCTCCCCTCGCCCAAGGCTCTCACCGCCAGCCGTAGCGACAACATATGAACTGTCTAAGACATCAAATGTTAGCTCTCGGCGGGATGAATACTTTGTGTGGGGCTTTAGTAGCTCTGGACAGTTCTCGTGGTATCTCTTGGTCATATCGAACAAGGCACGGGTACTGTCAGAATGGTGGGTCACAACAAGAGCCTTACAGGCTTTTCGCTGAGACACATTGAAGTACAGGTAGCCACCCACATGTGTGGAGAGCCCCTGCTGTCGAGCTTTTAGAATGATGATGCGTACTTTGCCCTCACTAGCCATCTGCTTGTCTACAGCTTCCTGTAAGAGTATCTGGGCTGGCTTTAGGTTTAGTGGGCGGATGTCTCCATCCTTAGTCCTGATCTTGAGGGCTGACTTACTGTAGAAGCCAAAGTCTTCGTATAGTTTACGTCTGACTTCTTTAAGTTTCTGGTCCATCTTCGTCATTTTGCTCTTCTTCGGGGTCAGCCACTAAGAGCGACTCCAAGAATGCTTCGGCTTTGCCAATGGTCACTTCGCTCTTTGCAGCGGGTTTCGTCTTAGTAAAATCTAAAACCATCCGTGCCGCAGTCAGTCGATCCCTGCTTTGGGACGGCTCTCGCATAATCTGTACTGCTGTCTTCAATGCCTCAATGGCATAGATGTCATCAATGTTGTTGTCTTCGGCCATAATCTTAACGATCCTCTCAGCGTCTAGTTTTGCCTTTGTTCGTATTGGAGCTATCGTATCCTTCGTGTAGCCGTCAGGTGTTCCTGATGGACGACCCGCGTTTACTCGCTTTTTTGTTGACCACTGCTTTCGTAGGGCTCTTCCCTCCTCGGTCTGCATCAGCTTGGAGAAGTAGTTGTCCTTGCCCTTCCGCGCCCGTGCTGGGTGCGTCAGGTCCGCCTTTGGTGCTTTCTTCCGTGGCTCGTGTGGTTTTCCCATGAGTTACCCCTAGTTTTAATTCAGTGATTGCTAGTGTGTCTGGACATGCCTGACAGAACAAAGACGGAGGAAGGGCTTTAAGCATCTCTGCAAGTATCTTATCTTGCTCACTCTTTGTTAGAGAGGATGATTTTAAGAACTCTATGGCCTGTAAGATAGGCACAAAGTCGAAGGGTGTTTTGTTCACGTTTGCTTCCTTAGAATTGACTGAGGCCCCACTAGGGGCCCCATGTTTGACTTAGGTTGGCTCACTTCTTAGCCTTCTTTCCTTTAGCCTTTGCTGACTTTCGCTGTTCAGTTACCCTCTGTATATAGGGTCTAAGGTAAGTTGTTGCGAGTTGTGGGGCCTGTAAGCCTTCCAAAGCAGTGTCGAGTATGCCTTGCATCTTTGCCATGGGGTCAGAACCTAAGTTATAACCTAAGTCAGTTAATGCCTTGGTTAAGACAGCACGATCACTTGGCAAAATGGACTTATCAGCGTTCATCGCAGCTTGTAATTCTTTACGAAACTCAATGTTGCCCTGCTTACCACTTTCTTGGTTTGGAGGTAGCTGTGTAGGCTGGGCAGTACCCTTCTTTGGCCCTTTAGGGGGTACAAAACTGTCCCAAGCTCCGTTGACTAAAGCAGCAACCTCAGTAAGTGGCCGTCCTTCGATGCCCATACGGCCTGTCGCTAAGAACATTCTGTATTGCTCTATTGAGGAAAGAGTTTCTGGGCTGTTTTTATTGTCTTGTTCAGCTTTGGATAGTATCTCTTCTATCTTAGCGTCCATTTTTCTTGGAGTTAGCTTCTGTCTACCACGACTGTCCTCAATCGCATTATATATAACGCCTCTTGGATCAGCCTTAGTGTTTGCATCGCCTTTGTTTGGCGGTAGGCCTGCCTTATAAATTCTAACAGCCGTTGCCGCAGAAGCCTCATCAGCTTTGTCTTTCCTAGAAGCCGCCGCCGCCTTTAGCTTGTCCTTTTCAGCAAGTTTCTTGGCAACCTCAGCTTCTTTACGCGCCTTAGCCATGCCAACTATTGAAGTACCGCCAATTGGCCCTAAGCCTTCGTTCTTGCGGTTCTTCTTTACAAAGCGCGCAACTTTAGAACGGCGTCCAGTTACAGCATCAATAGCGCGGCCACCAGCTAATATAGGAAGCTGTGCAGTCAGTGAGGAGCCGCCAGTTATTACAGCGGCACCAGCGCCTAAGTTGCCAGCAATCATACCAGCGGGGTTAAAAGACCTACCAAAAGTAGGAAGAGGGTTAAACTGGTCAGTAAACTGAGAGACACCGCCTTTAAGTCCAGAAGAGTATAACTCAGTGACAACATTAGACTTGCGGTATGATTGGGCTAACTGCTGACCTTCTTTAGTAGAGCCAAAGTTATCCTTAATAAACTGGATGTTTTCTTTGGTTACTAAAGTGGATACTTTGTTGTTGGCCTGACGTAATGCCTCGTTAAACTGAGATGTAATCTCCTGTGGTGCGTCCTTAAGGATATTAGCCCTAAGTTCTTTAACCGCCGTGTCTATGTCCACACGGATTTTACCACGAGCGGAGTTTAAAGCATCGTTTGCACCCTTTGATCCAGTATTGGGCGACACATTCTTGAGGTTATAGCCTTCTGTGTCAGCAATCTCAGTCAACATACGTGACACATCACCAGCGGCTTGATCCACTTCTGGGTCTAGGTCTTCACTTTTGCGAAGTACAAGATCACCAGTCTTATTTACCGTTGTAATTGCTGTGGATACGGCTTTGGAAAGAGCACCGCCAGTAATTGCAGCATCACCAATACGATTGACAACCTCTTCGGGTACATACTCGCCGCCTTGGACAGTAGTGTTACCAATTACTAGGCCCTCTTGTACGCCTTCCTGTACAGTCTCACGTATAACTCTTAAAGAAGCACCGCCGCCCTTGATTGGGGTAAGCTCGACAAGACCAGAAGCAATAGCTGCCCATAAATCAGACGCAGTTGCAGTTGGGTCTAGGTCTTTCATCTCTTTTTCGCCGCGCATCTGCCCTAAGGCATTAACAATACCATAAGCAGTACCACCTAAGGCCAATGCTGTACCTATGATGGGTGCAGAACCTAAAGCAAGCGGTACGCCTAAAGAAGCGGCTACACCGCCAGCGACTTGGGGTGCAGCTTCAGCAGCGCCATAGAGAAGGGAGTTACCAGCGTTGGCATACTCGCCTTTCTTTAGGTTACTAATGATACCATCAGCACCCGCTGGGCGCTCATAGTTGGAAGCGGCAATCTGAGCTTCGTTGCGCTCGGCCATTTCGCGACCAGAAGTTTGTAAATAGTCACCAACTCCTTCAGAACCTAATTTAGAGGCTCTTTCGCCACCAGATTGGATGCCTTTGCCCCAATCAGCACCAGATTGGTCAACACCGTAGCCTAATGCACCCATAAGGGACGTATCAGCCTCTGATACAGGTGTTTCTGGAGCTTCATCAGTTGATGACATCTGCTGGCGTATAGCGTTAGCTAAAGCCTTAGCACCTTCGGTGTCCCCAGCAGCATCCGCTGCGGCAAGCGCACGGCTCAGACGTTCTATGTCAGCCATGGCTAACTTCCTCTCTAGTTGGTAGGAGCATATTTGTTTAATAAGTACTCAGTAGTGTTATTACTTCCGTTGGATGCGGCTGGTGCGCCTGCGCCACCATTCACTATGTCGTTGTAGACTTCCTTGACCTGAGCCAAGTTAGTAAGGAACTGTTCTTTAGATTGTGCTTGATTTAAGTTTGCTAAAGATGACTTTAGTAAGTCTAATTCTATGTTAGAAACTTGTCCTAAAGCACCGCCAGTTGGTGATGCATCACGCATAGCTTGCAGCCTGTCAAAGCCAACAGCGGCTTCAATGGTTTTAATGTTTGCCATAACGTCATTAGCTGCTGAAGATGGTATGTTCTTCATAAGATTACCGAAGATACCAGTAGTATTATCCCACGGTACCCACGATTGCTCACTTGCAACAAGGTTTTCAGTACGCTCAATAGCACTTAAAGCAGCTTTACCATACATAAGTGACTGAGCACTGGGCATTCCCTTTGCACCCTTTGCAGCCGCCGCTGCATTTTTAGCATTAATTGCGTTCTGCCTTGCGTTTGCAATACGACTTGCCTCATTAGCCTGAGCCTCTGCAATACCAGTAGCGCGATTGGCGTCCTGAGTTTGGCCATAGCTTTGACCAATAGCACCCATGGATGCTCCAAAGCTTTTATCAGCACCTCCCATTCCAGCAAGGCCTGCACGTAGCAAAGTCTCGCCCATGCCTATCTTGGCGTAAGGCATGTTAGAGCCACGAGCATTGCCTGTAGGCCGTGTTGGCCTAGTGCCCGAAGAGCCACTTCCACGTACACCATTGGAGCTACCAAGGTCAGTATTTAGTATTGGCGGTGGCGCTGCGGGAGCGGTATTACGGTCAGCTAGTATGCCATTATCTTCTTCGGTTGGGAGGTCTTCAAGTACAGGACCAACTGGTGGAGCATACGGATCAGCAGCACCTAGAAGAGCAGATGGGTTAGGAGTCAAACCGTTACGGATTTCGGAGTTTTCTAGTGCAGGCGGTGGCACTTCGTCATAGCCACCAGACATCTCAGCGTCAGCCATCATGGAGCCATCAGCCATCTGGTGGAAGCCTTCTGGCGGCTCATCGTTAGGGTTTGGAGTGTAGTCTTCCTCAAAGGTGTCTAGGCCATGCGGTAAATCTATGAATGGCTTCAAACTGGTTGCTGTCGCGTTTTCTACGTTTGGGTTATAGTTATCTTGAGCAAGCATAGCTTGGCTTAAGGCTGCATCTGCACTTAATGATGCTTGTAAGTTTTCGCCAGTCTCTCCTGCCTGTAGGTCTTCCTGCGCTTTAGCTGCCAGCCTCTCAGCCGTCAGAATAGGCTCAGAAACATTGATTCTACCATATTCGTCTCTGGCAAGTGCCTGTATATCTCTTTCAAGGACTGAGTTGCTAAAAAGCTGTCGAGATGCGTTTGTATATGGCCTTGTCTCACCAGTTTTAGGGTTGAACAATACAGAATGGTCAGAGCCAGTTGGCATTTTCAAGACTGTAAAACCTTCAGGTACTTCTGGTTCGCCTGCCCCAGTGCCTGTAAGCGTAAGAGGGGTTTCTAGTGCTGCGGGTGGTAGCCCTTTCACAGAACTCTGCAACACGTTTGGATCGAGCACCCCTGCGTTGGTAATGTCATTATCGTTTAACGCAAGAGGTCTGCTTGGCTGGAATGTACGTTGCTGTAATGCTGGGGGTATTTCTAAGGAGCGAACTATACCACCGCTTGCTCTCTCATCTAGGCCAATCTTAATTTTCTGCATGTAGGCTCTGGGTGTAAGCCCCTCAGCTTTTGCGCGTGCCATGATGGTTGGGTCAGTAAGTATTGAATTTGGAATTTCCATTAAAAAGTCCTCGAAAAGGGACGACTTGAAGTCTTTGGAGCATACGGACTAGTCTCTTTTTGCGGCATATACTTTTTAGCAAACCCAAAGCCTGCCATCCCTCCGCTCATTGCACCACCAAGTGGGCTTGCGGTAACTGCGTTAGCTTTTTTGCTATCAGGAGCCTGACCTAAAATTCCAGATTGGTAGAGGGTGCGCTGGTCCATCTCAAAATCGCGGTTGCCTTCAAAGCGTCTACGCGCATCCTCAAGTTCATTTTGGCTGTAACCTTGCAACGTATTGCCTGCGTTCATGCCAAAGTTGGCACCCTCGCCTACAGTATTTAGGCCCATGTTGTATGCACTAGAAATGCCATCGTTAGCAGTGCCTGCTGAACTAAGAGCATTGCCTTGATCTGAAAACTGCTGTGCCTGCTGTGCGAGGCTACGGTCAACCAAGCGGTCTTGGATACCCACCGCAACATCTGCACGGCGGTCATCATAAGCTCGGTTGGCCACTGCTGTTGCTACGCCTGCTCTGCTGGAGTTTGTGTTTCCTGTGTTAGATGCGTCGAGATTAATGCCCGTCAGAGTGTTTTCATTTAGATTACGCATGTCATCACGCATCGCAGAATTTACCAAGGCATCAGAGTTGTTGGCTGCATAGGAGTTTGCTGTAGATAGACGGTCATTCTGGGCGTCGGTAGACATGCCTTGGAACTGGTTATATAGGCCTTGGCTGTTATTACCAAAGTTGGCATTGCTAGCCAGCATGTTACTGCCATTTCCTATCATACCACCACTAAGGTTTCCCATGATGTTGGCCGTGCCTGTCTGGAAAGCATTAGGTCCAGCGTAACTGCCACCTTGGTATGCACCAGTGTTTAACACATTATCTAAAGCACCCGAGGCACCAAGAAGGTTAGCGTCCACGTAGGGCTCGTACTGCCTAAATCCGGCCTGTGCTTCCCTAGCGGCGCGCTCTTGGGCTCGTGCGGTTTGACCTGCACCTACAGCGCCGATTGCTGCGCCGCCTATTGTTGCTGCTGCCATCCAACTCATGGTTTCGTCCTACTCTATTGTTTTTATATCTTTGGAGGTGCTAAGGAATTTCTTAAAGTCCACAAGGTCTGGCTCTTCTAGCCCCATAGCCTCATAGCTTGGGCTAATGACCTCTTCCTCAACTTTTGAGAGGTTGGCCTCTTCAGTCTCTTTTGTCAGGTGGACATTTACAATAGTAATGTCTTCCTCAATGTAAGCGACACGTTTTATGCCTGCGGGGACTACAAAGGACATAGGCCCTGTCAACCGCTGCGTACCGCCGTCCTCCGTGGTCACAACCATCGTTCCCTTCATAAGAAACGTAAGGTGTGGCTTCTTGTGTATCTTACCAATGACCACCATACCTTTAGGCATAAAGGCCTCACGGGCGTATGTAGAACACCCATAGGTATCATCTGTAGGTGTAAAAAAGTGGCGTATGGTTGCCTTGTCGAGATCATCAGAAATCTCTCCTGTAGACATACCGTGCGCCATCAGTGCTTCTAGTGACATAATACCAGTGCGTACTTGTAGATCGTTCTTCATACCGCCACCCAAGCCGAGCCGTTGTAAACAACAAGCCCACTAAAGTTATTACTTAAAGGGTTCCAAGGTGACACAGCATACCGAACCATGCCTTTGCGTACTGCTGACGGTTCTCGGTCTGCCACTTGGATGCTGGCGTCTGCAAGAGATCGGGTGGATGACTCTATTTCCCTAAGTTCATCCTGAAGGTAGCGCCCCATGGCGTCAGGGTCCAAGTTGGGGATCTGACGCCTCACATAGCGAGACACCAGTAAGTTTAGCTTATCTGATAATGACATCTAATGATTACCTTCGACCAGTAACTACTACCTCTACGTCCATGCCTGAGAAGGCAAAGTCCTTGGTTGTGTCACTTGATAGTTTGTATGAAAGATAACGCCCCGACATACGGGTATCCACCTTGTAATCCACGAGTGAGTTAAAGGAGACATTAAGACCATAGTTGGGAGTGGCGTTGGGTGTATTGGCCGCACCAAAAGTAAAGCTAAAGGAGCCGTCAGTGTTTGTGGTAGAAATCTGCGGAAACACTTTGGATATTACTTTGTAGCCTGCTAATGGTATTCCAAGGTCGTCCAAGTCTAGGCCAACGCGCTCCAACAGGAACGGGTTAGTTACAGTAGTGTCTACAGCTTGCGAAAGGGAGCCACGGTCCACTAGGTCTACACCATAGAGTTTAGCCGCTGATATACCCCCGCCAACCTTTGAGACTAGCAGTGGGTGCTGGGCAAATGGGCTCTCTTGGTCATGGTAAGAGCCGCCTACGTTAGCATAGGTCTGAGTAGCATCTGCATACGAAAACACAGAGTTGATGTTAGCTGTAGAACCAGAGATTACATTCGGTAAGTCTTGGAATGTCCAGTTGTCCTCTTTGTAGTTAAAGACAGCGGCTCGGTTACAGGCGTTACCATCTGTATGCAAAGCCATATCATCACCAGAATGGTAGCAGAAGTATACTTCCTCTAGGTCAGCGTTGTGCTGCACAAAGCAGACTTCGGGCTTAGAGTTGTCCAGTCCACTGAAGATGTAGTCACGAACACGCCCGTCACAGATAGACTGACGGGAGTTTCCATCAGTTACATAGATGTCATCCCTATCAAAAACGTAATGCCGACCTTCTACTTCCGCTATGCAGTTCTGACTTATGACACCAGCGTCATCAAATAGCTTACGGAAGTTAAAGATGAACGTACCGCCCACAAACTCCATGCCCCATACTTGGTCCTGAGAATACACAAGGAAGTTAGGGCCAAGGGTGGCACCGTCTACTATGGGTGTCTTCATCTGTACTAAGTCGTTAAATCCAGCACTATTGGTTAAGTCAGTCTCATCCCAAGTCGAGGGTACACTGTTAGCCACCACTGTATCACTAAAGCGGACGCGGTTTGGAAAGGATACGTTGTTAGCTTCTACAGTGCCTAGAGCCAACAGAAAGTCACCAAAGGAACGTAAGACTGTAGTCTTGTATCCTGATGGCCAGTTAGCCAGTGCGCTAAAGCTAGTGGCGCTGGGCGCTCTAGCTACTGGCGTTGTATCAGGCCTATTGATGTACTCAACGTCAGCTAAGGTTGTCGCTGTGACATTCTTAATGCTTGCACTGAGTGACGAATTGAAACGCTGCGTAAAGGAACCGTTAGAAAACTCATAGATGTCAAAGGTGTTGTCCACCACTAACACGGTGTCGTAGCCAGTGAGAGCGGTTATACCGTGGGTAAACGCAGGTACAAAAGATATAGTCCCAGAGACAGCCCGATATACGGGTCCCCTAGTGGCTTTACCTTCTGTGAAGCGTACGTTCTTGGCTCTGGTGAACGCATTGATCGGTAGGTTGAATGGGTCAACATCAGTTATGACACCAACCGACCCTAAGCCTCGTATTGGTAGATTGGGCATAGACTGACTTCCTTATGTCTTCATGATGTAGCAAAGCGCGTAGTATGGAGGTAGGTTAGCATTAGTGGCAGAATCACCCACAGTAGCGTTAGCAACAGATATTCCAGTGGTGGCGCTTGAGGATTGACCAATGTCAGCATTGCCGCCACCAGCGCGAAGTGTGTAAGCAAAGTCAGAAGCACCAGTTGTTTCGGCGGCGACTGCGCTGGTAGACCCCACGTTCACGGCACCGGAGACATTTACTTCGCCACTCTTGAATAGCTTATGACTGTGGCCATTATCGGTGACTGTTGCTGCGTGAGTGTGGCTGACATTGGTAGCATTTGCGGAACCACCAGAGGCGCCCACTGCATAAGTGCTGCCTGCCCCTACTAGGAAACGGTTGCGTAGGTCTGGGGTGCTGTTGCTACCGTTACATAGGGCATAGCCAGTGGGGATAGCGTTAGCTGCACCAGACCACAACACGATGACACCAGTGGGCACTGAGGCCAAGCTGCTGATCTGGGTCTGTATTGCACTAGTAACTCCATCCAGATAGTCAAACTCGGCTGGCGTGACCCCTGTGGCATTGAGGGCCTTAGCATAGTTAAGGTCTGCTACATTGCCTGTGTATCCGTCAAGTGCGTTTAGCTCTGTGTGCGTGCTAGAGACTGCGGCGGTGACGCTAGGAAAGGTATTCTTTAAGGTAGTCTTAATTAGACGTATGTGGTCGTCAGCTTGCGCTAGACCATCAGTTGACGCTGGGTTAGCAACAACAAGGTCATCTATGTGTGTGCCAGTTTCTAGGCCCATCTTGGGTTTCCTTTTCGGTTTTCTAAAGAGGGCTCCTCGTTACGAAGGCCGACAACAACAACAACAACAAGACCTTTAGCCCTGCTTTTTGAATTGGTTTGATTACTTGGGGTACTGGGGGGTCAAAATCGTCTAGGGAACCTAAGCAAATTGATTGATCTCGCGTAACACACTGTAATCACTACGCTATCTGCAAGGGGGATGTATCATCCCTCGCCAGATGCACACGGATGCAATAGAATACGGGTGCTATTAGACATTAGTCTTGCGAAATTTGTCAGGAGGGTGCCGTCGGCTTTTCGTCAGGGATGGGGAACTAATGACCTAAGCGTACCTGGGTAAAATTTACCCTGGGTAAAAACACACGAACCAACAGTATCAAATAGTCCTATCGCACCATGGACACTTGTGGTGTGCCATCCTCTGTATGTCTGCTCGACCACCAACGATGCCTATATCCTTTAGCTCTCGATTGCTATGGCGCCGTAAGGCGTCAGCCGCCTCATTAGCGCGACGGTGGAAGCGGTAAGCCTCTACACGACCCAACACCCACAGCTTGCACCCTTGCATCCTTGTGTTGGCGGCTCTTAGTACTCTTAGCATCTTTGGTCATCTTTCTTTATTAACACGATTGGTGAATCAGTTAGTGGGCTTGGGAACTAATAGTCTAATAGTCTATCAGTCTATTGCTCTACCAAGCCCAGCCCACTGCTTCACCACCGTAGAGTATGGGCTTCTGCCTCAGTGCTCTTCAGGGGGGAGTGGGCGTCCTTTGTGTTGGTCTCAAAGCCTCGTGGCGGGGCGGCTATGTGCCCCTCTTTATAAAGGGACAGAATGCAAACTTTATGCTTGTGCGGGATCTCAACGGATGCTATCCCTCCGTCATCGAAGGCGAGCTAGTGTCTCACAATCGTGGGCGACAGGCCGCAAGGTGTGGCAGGGGACTGTAACTCCCTCCAGCACCTCAGCGGCCCAAGTACCACCCCACCGTGTGGGATTGTTGCACAAAGCTAGCCTTCTTCAACCTTTGAAGGAGCTAACGAATGACTAATCTAACCATTTCCAATATCACAGACAACTGTGGAACAGAGTTCAAGCAGTGCGAACTGCGCAGTGTCAAAGAGGGCACAGAGTTCCGCCGTAAGCTGAACGCAAAATCCTCGTTTACCCGCGAACATTACAACCGCAAGAATGCCTACGGAACACAAGGCCCAGCATGCTTCACGTGTGTTGATGCAGATGAGCCATGGGGTGGCCGTGAGGTCTACCTCAAGCCTTCAACCATAGTTTTCGTGGAGGCAAACCAATGAGCAGCCCAACCATAAAATCTAACACACAGCTTAACTCACTAGCAATCAGCATTGCTGACGACATCATTGATGACGCACGCCTCTACGGCGGCGCAGAGTGGGTAGACACACTTAACCGCAACCACGTTGAGCGGGTCCATGAGGCCGTTGATGGCTCTGAGTACATCATCTATTACCACCACGCCAAAGCCATCTGTTGTAACTGTGATGTCTCACAGGGTGAAGATGTGGCAGACCCAATGGACCAAGACGGTGAGTTCATTGGCTTTGACCGCTTGGCAGCGCAGATTGCTTACTATGAGCTAATTTCCCGCGTCATGCAGGTGATGAATTTGGGCCGTCACCACCTGTCCTGTGAAGATGGCGAGGTGGCAGCATGAACTATGACCTGATTAAGCAAGCCGCCCGTTTGCACCGTTTAGCTGACCTCTCAACATACGGCGAAGACTGCACCCGCTACCTTGCCCAGATGGACAGGGTGACGGCCCAATATGCACTGGCTGTCGGTGTTAGCCTTAAGAACGCCCACGACACGTTGAGTAGTTATATTGCTGAGGTGGCATCATGAAGGTTCTTATTGGTTGTGAGACATCAGGCACTGTGCGTAATGCCTTTGCAGCACTTGGACACGATGCGTGGTCATGTGACGTTCTACCCGCAGACACTCCTAGCAATCACCATATCCAAGGTGACATTAGGGACGTTATGCAGGATGACTGGGACCTGATGTGTGTCATGCATCCGCCCTGCACCCGCTTGACCAACAGTGGCGTCAGGTGGCTGCACAAGGCCCCACCGAATAAAACCCTTGATCAGATGTGGTCTGAATTGGACGCTGGTTGCGCCCTGTTCTCTGACGTTTGGAATGTCGAGCACATCCCTTTTGTGGCTGTGGAGAACCCAGTAATGCACAAGCACGCAAAAGAGAGGATCAGGAACTACGAGCCTTTTGCACAGTCTGTACAGCCGTGGCACTTTGCTGATGCCGAAGACGATGCGGACAACGTAAAAAAGCGCACTTGCTTGTGGCTTCGTGGTCTGCCGAAGCTAGAGCGCACTGGATCTCTTGATGGGTCAACGGCTCGTGACGAATGCCACAAGGCACCACCCAGCGCCGACCGCTGGAAGATACGCAGCAAGTTTTATGCTGGTGTTGCTAACGCTATGGCGCAGCAGTGGACAGCGGCGGTTGAGTACGAGATGGCGCAAGTCGCTAGCAGTTTCTCAAATGTTGGCACAAGCTTTGAGGTGGCAGCATGAGACACACCATCGAAATCATTGGTGAACTGGTGGCCGTTGTGGCCATCTTCACTGTGCCGCTGCTCGTACTCTTTCTATGAGCACCTCACAGATGGCGGAGCAGCTTTCTTACTGCTTCCGCCGCATGGCTTGGGCCGCAACTCCAGAGGCCGACGATTACTGGTGGCGCGAAGTACAGTCGCTCGGTAGGCTAACGATAACAACTGAAAACAAAGGAATGAACACATGAACAACTTTGCATACTTTGTGACCAAGTGGAAAGCTGGCGAAGCGCCTGCTTGGGACTACCCTGTCACCTCCTA